AGGGCCAGGCTGTCCGCCAGTCAAAGCTGAACCAGCTCTTGTACCGATTGCAGAACCACTTATGGCTACAAAAAAATCAAACAAAGGGCCTACTTCTTCTAGGAGCTGTTCATTTATCACACCGTTCTTCATTAAGTTACCAGCGTTTTCTGCTATCTCTAACTTAATCAATTGTTTTGTAATGTAATCAATTTGTCTTACTTGATCAGGTTTAAATATTCCTTGTGATCTTAACAAGCTCATCATAGTTACAGACGGATTGTCAGGCATAGGCTCATAAAAAGATCTATACAAAGCTTTGGCGTTGATGATGCCACCTGTTCCACCCGCATTTATAAAAGCTCTATTAATTATAGCCTCACCCATAGCTTGTTTTGCTTGATCTTCAAAGGCACTTCCTCTTAAAGATCTAAAAAGTTTCAACATACCTCTAGTTGGTTGATCACCTTTAAGAGCTGCCTCAATAGCTGTTATGGGATGTTGACCATTTATCATCTTAGATAGATATTCTGTATTTTTTATGCTTTTTTTGACAGCGGCATTTCTAACATCCCACATGGAAAACAATCTTTGTGCATTAGAAACTGTTGATAAGTCTTTATCTAAATTAGGAAACAAACGTAAAAGCTCTTTATTTTTTTCTCTCCAAGCGTCTAACTTTTTTTGATCTATTTGAGGTACGTCTGTGTCCTTAAACTCACCTATGACAGGTACTTTGGTATCAGATATAAGTTCTTTGCGGACAGTTCTTAGGTAAGCATCCATGTTTTGACGAATAGACAGGCCATTCTTTTCAGCTCCTTTGAAGCCCTTATCCACAGCAAAGTCTGACAAGTTTAATATTTGTGTTGCTCTCTGCTCTATAACAGAAGGCTTACCTGTCATTACTTCACCTAAAAGGTACTCAGGATTTATGTATTTTTGTCCAGTTGGTCTTTTTAATTTAGTTTTACCAACGATAGTTCTTGTTATAGCATTGTTAGAAGCTACAGAAAAATCTAAGGCCGCTCTGTATTTTGCGCCAGAGTTTGGAGCAAAGTCTTCTAATTCTTGTAAGATAGCTTCGGAAAACTCTCCTGCAATCCTAGCATAATCTTTATTTGGGTTTGGCCCTGAGCTATACTCTCTTGCTAATTGATTAGCTGCTCTTCTTATATCAACAAGCTGTGCAACAGTTATAGGCTTAAATGGAGGCGGTTCTTTACCTGTAACACCCCTATCTTTTAAAAATTTTATACTAGTAGGAGCAAACCTTAACTCAGGATCATCGTTAAAAAATCCAGCTCCACCCGCTTCCTCTCTTTTAAGATTTTTTAAAATTTGAGAGTCAGTGTACAACATATAATCATTTATTTGAGTTCTTTGTTTTTGAGTTAATTTAACCCTTGGATCTTCTAGAGCTGCTTGTAAAATTCTATTTTGTGTAATTAAAGTAAGGCTGTCTGTAGGTATCCTTTGTGTCATATTGTCAGGCATCAAGGTTCCATTGAACATTTGATAATAGTCCACTTGACCAGCTTCCATTTTTCCATCCATAAGCGTACCTGTTGCTTTAGAACGAGCGTTGTCATAGAGAGGATTTCCAGGCTTAAAATCACTATTAGGCATCGTATCAATACGGCTATTAGCATAGCCATCTGCACTTAATATTTTTTCTATCTCTCTAGTAAAAGGAATATTCTTGCCTTTTAATTCTTTTTCTGTTTTCTCTATTAAACTATCTACGGTAGGATCAGCTTGTTTTGATTTATATAAATTAAAAAATCTAGACAAAGGACGTAATGCAATGTCTTTTTCAATATCTGTAGAAGGATTAGGTTTTTTATTAGACATCCAGCTTTGCATAAAATAAGGTGGATCTTCTGGATCTATATCAGTAATCACTTCTTTATTGTCAATTTTAGACCAAAGTTTTCTTTCTTCATTTCTAATTTTATTTATTTGTGAATTTAATAAGTCAGATATTTTTTTATTTATTAATTTTAATTTTGCAGGGTCAGATATGTCTTTCTTGCCCACATTTAACAAATCTAAACTCTGACCAAGTTTATTCATTGAACTTTTTACTCTAGTGCCTACAGCAAACTCTATAGCAGATCGTCTAAACTTTGTAGCCTCACTCAAAACACCAAAGGCTTCTTTAGGCTCATCATCTATTCTACCCAACAACCTCAAGAAATTAGTAAGACCTGTTCTCATTTTGGTAGAACTATTTCGTGCATAAACATCTAAATCTGTGTTTGTTTTTCTTAACGATGCTTCAATTATGCTCAACAATATCTCATCAGATTCTTGGCCCACGGTTGGTGAGAAGTTAGCTTCAGGAAAAATTTCATTAAAAGTTTTTATATTATTTGGATCAGACAGAGCTTCAAAAACAGCCACAGGATCTCTTTCATATCTTTGTAAAATACTAACAATATTGTTTACTTGATTTTCTTGAGCTCTGTTTTTCAAACCTTCAAGTCCGCTAGCTTTGACAGCGCTAAATTTATCTGCAATGAAATTAGCCATAGATGTAGATGCTTTTGTAGCTAAAACAGGTAGACTACTACCACCAGCTACTTCAAGCAACAATCGTGTGCCTGTAGCCCCTGGATCTACTTTCTCTGCAGCAAAAGCTCCTACAGAGGCACCACCTATAGCTGCAACATCTCCTGTTGCTGTTAAAGCACCAAACCTTATGTTTTCTCCTTTGGTTCTAGTAGGACTACCTCTATATGCTGTTGAATAATTTTTAAAAAAGTTTTCTACACCAGCAGATAATCTAACGCCAGCTGGCACAGTAACATCATCTGCCAAGTTATCTATGATAGCTTTTGTGCCCCAATCTAAATTTCTAGGTATCATAAAAGGAAAGATAAGACCTGTGCTACCACCTACACCTGTTCTAATCATTTCTTTTATTGCTTTTTGTTGCCCTGGAGTAGTTACAGATTCAGCTCCTAAAACATATTCATCTAACTGATCTGCTATTGAATATGTCATTGTACTTGTGACTAAACCAGCAAATACGGGAGGCACAAATTTAGCTATTGCTTCTGGTATAGTCTTAGGTGGGCCACCCTTTAACATTAATTTACCAGCCCTTTTGACAGTTTCACCAAAAACAGCTGCAGAAGGTAAAGCTCTAAAAGCTTCTCTCATAATAGTATCTTCAATATCAACGTCATTCAGTGTCGTAAAAAACTTTAATATTTCACTGTCAGTCATTTTTCTTTGAGCATCAGGTCTTTGAGAGAAGTTACCTGATATTTCTCCTGACTGCATCTTAGGGTCGTTAATAAAATTTAAAATGGTAGCTGTTCCATCTTTCAAACCCTTATAGGTCAAAAAGTTTGGATCGTTTTTCATTTGTTCTTTGAAATCTGTGGTGGCGTAAGACATAACAGCGTCCTGTGCCAAGAGAGATGGAGCTTCTTTACCAAACTGTAGAATAAATTGATCTACATCCTCTTTACTATACTTGATACGGTTGCCACTTAAATCAATAGGAGAAATGGTGTTTGTGGTTTGATTTTCCATATATTACTCCCTTGTTTTACCTATACCAATTAATTCACCAGAACCAAACTTATTTTGAGCATCACTTGCTTGTGTAGTACCAAACTCAGGATTTAATCCTGGCATCCTCTTCTCAAACAATAATATACCTGTTTGTAATTCAGAAATAACTTGTAATATTTCTTTAGATTCTTTTCGTGCCTCTTCAATTTGTTTTTGGCTAAAATCTGTAGGATTGTTCATAATGCCTACAGCTAATTTATATTTAGACGCAACAAAATCTCTAAGGCCTATCATGCCATCGTACAAGGTAACATCATTTTGAAAAATGCCACCCTCTAATACTTTAGTAAAGTTTCTTAAATTTTTAGCATCTTCTTTAAATAATCTACCTGTTACTGTTTCTCTTGCCAAAGAATTAACTTGTACGTTCAAGGCTTGAAATGCTTTTTGAGCCTTTTTAACTTCAGCTTGATCTTGTGTAAAAAACCCTGTGTCTTTGAAACCTGCAGACTGCAGTGCTCCTGCAAGCGGTAAAAATAATTTAGACACGGCTATGTCTATACCACCTGCTGCGTCAGGATTTATATTCTCTTTCATCAAACTAGTTGTTACTTCATTACTTATTTTGTCAAAATCTACTTTACCATCAGGAAGTATGTAACTGTCTTTTATAGCATTTGTTTCTACTTTTATAGGTAGACTTACGTCTGTATAGCCATTCTCTATTCTTTTTTCAATGGCAGATATAACGGCAGGACTTAATGATTGTGGTGGTCTTGTAACATATCTACCCGCTTCTTGATTAAAAGTAGTCTTTGACTGGTTGAAATAAGATATGGCATTGGCCATCATCAAAGAGGTGTTCTCATCTAAAGTACCATCTGCAAATTTTTTCAAATTTGAAGCATTGTTAAGCACTCTAGTGTACACACCTTCTATATTTTTACCAAACTCTGAGTTAGTCAAAGCTAATTTTTCTAAAGCTATCTTCTTATTTTTATATGATATATCAAGTAAATTAAAAGCCTTGTCATTATCTATTCTTTCTTGGTCTAATCGTGTCATTTCTTTTCTGTAAAAAATTAAATCTTGTTGTACTTGCTTTCTAAACATCAAGTCTTGTTGTCTAAAAGAGTTTTCTAATGATACTTTTTCCTTTTGAAAAGCAAGTTTGTCTTTATTTAAAGCATTATCTATAAATCGTTGAATTTGATCTAATTGTTGTTGTCTTTCTTTTAGTAAAGTTTCTCTTTCTTTAAAAGCATTTATTATATCATTTTGTGCTTTAGCTTCTTCAAACTTATTTTCTTTTAATAGTAGCTCTCTAGCATTTTCTGCTTTTTTTCTAGCCTCTGTTGTTCTATTTAAAGCAAGTTGACCTGCATTTATTTGTATTTGAGACTTCTTGATATTGTTACTTACTTTTCTAAACTCAACTAAATTAGCTTCTCTTTTTTTATCAAAAGCTAATCGCTCCCTCTTGAAAACCAAGTTGTTGTCGTTAATAGCTACCTTTGTAGAATTATTTTGCTCTGCTATGAACTCAGATGATTTGATTTGTGTCTCAAGCTGTGATTTATCAAAAGTTTGTTTATCTTTTTGTAATGTCAAAGCGTTAGCGTGTTTAGTTGCTATGTTAGCTACTTCAAAACCTTGTTTTAATTCTAACTTATCAATATCATAGCCTTGAGCTATACCCATTTCTATTTTTTTGTTTTTAAAATTTAAGTTAATCTTTTCTATTTCTTTTTCGTGGGCCGCGTCCTGAGAGGCAGCAGCTATTTCTGCATCAACATCTTTTAATAATAACGTAAATTCATTTGCTTTTTTTACTTTGTTGGCATCGTTACTGGCTAAGATAGCATCTCTTTCCTTTACTAAGTTAGCTTTAAACTGCTCTAAATTTAATTTAGCTATATTACTATTTACTTGACGAGTATCTTTTTTTGCCTCTACAAATTGAGTTTTTGCTAAATCTATGCCTCCTGCAAGCATAGTTTTTCTTTCACCTACTGTTGCTTCAAATTTTTTACCACCTAACTGTCCAGCCAAGGTTAAGGCAGCTGTCTTTGGGGCTTGTTCTTCGGCGGCTTTTTCTTTTATAGCTTGCGCAGATCTAGCGGCAATGGTTGGAAATAATTTAGTTCTCTCTGCAGCCATAGCTAATCGTTGGGCAGGGCTTAACCCAGCTTTCTCACCTTCCATAGGACTGGCAAAAGCAAGAGCTGTGTTAGCTATATCAAACAAAATTTGAGACTGTAGCTGTTTTTTTCTAGTATCAGGATCTGTAAATTGCATGTTCTTTTGAAACAAAGGCAAAAGTTTTTGATAGTCAGTCTGTATACCAGTAGTAATATCATCAAAGCTAGTTAAAGGTGTGATACCTCCAACCGTTGGTTGCACAACCCTGTTCTTATTTTTTGGATCAAAATATTGAACGGGCCCGCCTTGTTCAAAAACAGGAACTGGATCTTCATCACCTCGGCGGCGAACTTCGCCGCCTAACTTAAAATTTACGGGTGGCTCGTTACCAACCCCCATATTTCCGCTAGCCGCCATTGACATAATGCCTCTGCCCATATCGCCTTCTATGGGAGTATTCATCTGTTCTTGAGCCATTGGTCCTATGCCCTGATCAACTAAAGCTAATTCAACAACTGGCGTGACCAAAGTTAAAACACTCTCTGGCGTTTGATTTGCATCTTCTTGCCCAACTATTGTTGCCAAATCACCTCTTCTTTCTTCTGTACTTTTCTCATCTCCAGTAACGCTATCCATCATAGCCTCAAAGTTAGGTGCCATCTCTGGGTCACTAAAACCTGCCTGACTAGCTTGACCTACCATGTTTCCAACTATATTTGCATCCATAGCAGGAGAAGAGTTCATAATCCCACCCGCAGGTACGTTGCCACCTTCTTGCATAGCAACAATGGGTAAAGGACCTCTTTCTCTGACCTCCATTGCTTCATCTAGATCACGAAGATCTTGTTGATCTGCTCTTTCTGTTGGAAAAGTAGGTGGTCCGAAAGGGCTATATTGAAAAGTTGCCCCTGAGTCTGCTCCAACCATTTGATCACCTAATCTTAAAGCACCCATAGTTCCGACCTGCTCTTCAAAATTATAAGGTGCAGTGCTTTTAGCTGGTTTTTCAAATATTCCAAACTCTTGTGGATCTAAATTTGTACCAAAAAATTTATTATAATCCTCTACTGTAGTGCCAGGATTATCTCTGAAAAAACGTACTATATTAGCTATGTTATTAGGATCAAAAACAGGTCCACCCTCTTGATATTTTTTAGCTAATTCTGGGTTCATCTTCATTTGCACTTCTTCAGGCAATTTAGAAAAACCCTTAAATTCATTAGGCACGGCTGCTCCACCTTCTCGGAACATTTGCCGTTGCATTACGCTTCTATTCATTATCCGAATAACCCCGCTTGTCTTGCTCCAGCACCTGCCGCTAAACCAGCAATACCTAGTCCTAGATACTGTTGAAACGGTGACACATTAGGTGATGTGGATTGTGTTATAGTTTGTTGTGTCGTAGGCGTTTTACTATATATATCAGATAAAAATCCTAATCTTTGGTATGGCTCGTATATTTGTGCTAAATTACTTTGTCTTTCCGCTTCTAGTTCTGCCTGATCCTGAGCTTGTAGTAACTGACCTATCTTAAAAGCCCCTTCAACATCTCTTTGTCCTAGACCTTGCATAGTCTCTCCAAGAGCCGCTTGTCTTAAACCAAGTTGACTTTGTTGCCCTGCAAGTCCAGCTATGCCTTGTCCGAGTTGTGTTTGTCTTGCTAATTCTCTTTCAGCCGCACCTTGAGCTTGTAAAAAGTTTTGAGCTTGCGCTTGAGCTAAAGCAGCCGCTCTGTTTCTGTCTATTTCAGATTGTGCTATTTGAGCTCGTGATCCTCCAAAAGCCCCTGAACCAACTGCACCCGCCATCGCTCTGTTATACTGCATATCAAAAGATCTATTGATCTCATCTGCTACAGCCTGTTGAAATGGGTTCATGTTTCTAGTAATCATTTCTTGTGTAACAGGACCAGCACCAGCTCTTAAAGCAGCCTCAACACCGCCTAATGTTCGGCCAGCACCACCAACTGTTTGTCCTGCCTGTTCAAGAAAAGGCATAAAAGATCCAAGACCTGCTTCTGCTTGTTTTCTAGCAGCTTCCTGAAGACCCGTGAGCCCTGCAACCTGTTGCGTTGGTAGAGTTATACCTTGGTCGGCAAGATCTTTAGCAGACTCAAGTAGTCCAATACGATACGCTTCTATTTCAGGAGTTTCACCAACCTGTTGTATGATGGTTTCTGTTGCCATTATGCCATCGCCCTTCCGCGTTGCTCTAAGTTTCTCATAACACTATACATGTTATTTATGCCTTTGTTAAGGTTTCCGTTTCCTAAACCTCTAACAGCGTCTGTAGTCATCACAAACTCTCCAGGCATTAGCATAGCTCTTACACTATCTTCGTTAGGAATACCTTCATCAGGCATTATGCCGCCTGTTCTTCTAGGAAATATCTCTCCACCTTCCGCTACATTCTGTGTAAAGACAGGCGGATCAAAAGGGTTTTTTGGAAAAACATATGGATTATATTGAAAACCAAAAGAAGTATCTGTTGTAAAAGGACCTTGAGCTTGATTGACGGTTGTATCTCCTACTTTAAATCTATCAGGATCTTCTTGATAAACATCTAATCCTGTTCTTGCTGGCTTTAATTCTTCTTGCTCAGGTGCATCAAAAAATCCTGTAGATGCTCCCACCGTGCCCGCTAAAGCTAGACTAGGTCCGTAAGTTCCCATAAATCCAGGGCTCAACTCAGCTGCTTTTTTTACAAGTTCTTGATATAAGGCATCTGTAGTTTTAAGTTTTGTTATATCTATGTTGTTAGCTCTTGCAACATCTGCCGCAGACACTTTTGGACCACCTGTAAAGGCATCAAAATACTCACCTTGTTTTAAACTTTCTATGGCCCCTACTCTATCAACGCTTGCGCCAAGGTCTAGATTTACAGCTTCTTTAGGATCAAGAGCTATATTAGATCCAGTTTTCGAGCCAAGATTAGACAGAACGTCTTTTTCTTTTATTTTTGCAGAAAGATTTCTACCTTCAGGCAACATTTTTTTAAGTTCAGCTGTTTGTATCTCAGATACTGGAGCTTGATAACGTCCAAAAAAGTTACCCTCACTTATTCCAGTGGCAGTTTGTCCAAACCTACCTGCAGGATCTGCAAAAGCTTGACTAATACCTGCAGTGCCACCTCTTATGCCAGAATACACAGCTCCACTAGCGCCAGCTAAAACGGCGTTTCTAAGTGCATCTTCTGTGCTACCACCACTTATAAGTGTTCCTATACCAGAACCTAATGCAGCTCCATATATAGGACCTAATGGTGTGGCTGCCAAAGCAAGAGGTAAAATAACAGGTGCAGCTTTCTTCAAAGCCTTACCTACACTCTTGGCAATACTACTTACGCCTCTGCTTACCTTTTTAAATAACTTTTTTAGAAAAAACTCTGGTAAACCTGTTGTTGGGTTAATACTGTTTTCTTGTGAACCCACTACATATCTCTCAGGGTCCTCTACACCTAGTTCTCTTAAATGTTGAAATATGCTTTCTTTCAGGGCAGGGCTTCTATCAATCAAGGCCCGTGGGACGATGAGCTCGCCTGTTTCAACGTGAGCCACGGTGTCATCACCGTATCGACCAAAGTTAGCCATCTTCTTACCAACGTCAGAAAACTGCGCAATACCGCCTGTGCCATACTGTTCTTTGAGCTCTTCAGCTTCTAAAAGCTCTATCTGCTCATCAGTCATTACGAAGTCTGCAATACCGCCTGCTGGTATGTCTTCTTTTTTAAGAGCTTGGTCCATGTTCCAAAGTCTACCCTATTTTAAAAGTTTGTTCAATACTATATCCTTGTTATCGCACTTGTTGTAACTCTAGTCTTTGACAGTTCTTGTATACTCGCTACAACATGTAATCTGTTTGCTGTCGCTGCTTGTACTTTTAATATCTCTCCACTTTGTAATATCAGATCCTTTGTAAGTAATTCTATTGTTGTGTTAGCCCCTACTGCTTTAACTTTAAACAAACTAAACGTGTCACTGCCATTAACAAGCTGCACTGTTATTGTATCTGCATTACCACTATCTTCTGATACTAATATAGAGTTAACAACAGCTGCATTAAAATCGGCATCACTGGGAACTGTAAATAACGTAGTTAAATTAGTGGTAGTTAAATCTAACTTTGCATTTGTAACACCTTGAATATATTGAGGAATACTGGTTATTAACATCAGCGTCTACCGTCCGTTCTTATATCCACACGGGGAGTGCCCAACTTATATTTTGTTCCCAGTGATGTGGAATCAATTCTTAATGCAAAAGATCTACCTCGTAAACGATAATTTAATTTTTCTGTAAACTGTTCTACAGGACTAGTAGCTGACCTTTGGGCCGTGACCTGTGTAGTCTCATTAAAATTTGCCCCAGGATTGTTTCTTGTTTTCATAGTAAATGATACATCAGGGTTGACACTGGTAGAACCATTAAATGTTATGTCAGGTATAACTTGTTTTAAAAAGACAAATTTATCGCCATCACCAATATCAATAGCAGAAGACTCAATAAAAGAAGTCATAGCAGATCCATCATCATCAAACCCCACTTCATGGTTATATAGATACTGATTTCCTGTTGCTTGAGGCAAGTTTCTTATACCTCTGTCAATCCACGCATCTCTTGCTAATGTTCCATAATACCAAACTTTTTCTAAATAATTGTAAGCAACATATTTATCTATCTGCGTACCAGCAGACGATGGATAAAACCATAATAACTCACTAAATTCTGAGTTAACACCTACATGAACTTTATCACGCTCTGCAAAATTAAAATCTAGAAATACTTTATCTTTTACTGTGCATGGTAGTTGTATTGTTTGACCACCAGAATAAACATAGAATGTATCTACACCCATCCAGAACACTGCGTCTTCAACAGCAACAGCAGAAAAAGGACTCATAATAGTTATATTCTTAGATAGTTCTTGTAGACCAAATGTAAATGGTGGACCTATAAACTTCATAGCGTGTAGTGTTTTATTAGTGAAGACGAGTATCTGTTGTTTTGTTTCAACAGCTTGTACGAAGGTAGATCCACCACCTAACCTTAGATCACCTGCTGTATTAGTAGCAGTTGGGAAGAAATCTACTGGATTTTCTTGTGAGGAGAAACGTATCAACAATGGGTCTTGTACTCCATTACCTTGTGTAGCAGACGAGTTTGCACCTAATCCATCACAACCAAACACAATAACATGTCGGTCTTGGTCTGATACAAGAACTTGTTTGGCTATTGTAGGCACACTAGTTTCTCCAGAATATGTGCTTGTTGCGCTGAGTTCTACTGCTCTGTTGCCTAAACCATTTGTTTTATCCCAGTAAAATAAACCACCATCTCTGGGATTAATAATGATGTCTTCACCAAAATTGTCATGTGACCATAACCTAATCTGTGCTCCGGGGGTCGTGACACTTGCTGCATCACCCCATCCAACAAAGTCATTGGCAGAATCTGCATTACCAGTTGCTAATCTTACAAGAGTATTGTCTGCGTGTGTGGCTGCATCTGTACCACTTGCACCTCTGGTTGATGGACCTCCACCAGTTCCTAAAGTATTAGAACTTATTGTTCCAACTGTAATTAGTTCTTCTTCTATCAATATCAAATCACCAGCCGTGATTCCTGTTGCACTGTCCACATCTATTGCAGTTTCACTTGCATCTAAGGCTTCTGCTAATTGTGTTGCCAAAGCACCAGATGTTGTACCACTCCACTGACCTGCACCCCAACCAGTTCCGCCAACTGTTACATCTAATCCAACATTCAACTGATATGCACCTACAACACTACTACCACCATTACCAGTATCAGATGAATTAGCAGCTACACTTGATGTAATTGTGTAAGCATTAGAACTTATAATAGATGCGATTTGAAACTCTGCATTAAGTATTGTAGCAGTTATTGTGCCACCTAAAGTTGCTGCACCAGAAAATGTAACAAAGTCTTTTTCATTAGCACCATGTGCTGGATCGGTAACAGTTATAGTTGTAGATCCATTTGTGGCTGCAAAAGTTATGTCACCAGCACCTGTTGTTACTCTTATTGGTGTTATATCATTAAATGTCTGACCTTCTTCTATGTAGTATTTAAGATGTGTTCCAACACCCATAAAGTCAGAGCCATCAAGAGCAACCCAGTTATGTAGTCTTCTAGCACTACCTAAATATTGATTAGGACTATATTTTTCCCAACCACCAAACTTTTCTGGAAAGCCAAAACGAAATCTTACTTTGTCTCCATCAACAAAGCCACCTTCGTTACTGTAAGATGTGATGTCAGATACAATACCAGGTTTAAATTTTAAAGCTGTCATAGGCATTATGCTGTACCTCCAGTCAAAGATCCACTACCACTTGATGTTACATTACTTACACCTTGTATTGATTTACCAGAAGCTCCACCAGCACTACCACTCGATCCATTTGTTGGTGCAGACGATGGAAAACTTACTGATGTTCCGCTACCATTACTACCTGTTGATCCAGTTGATCCTGCTGCACCAAATGCTCCACCTGCACCTCCTGCTCCACCAGCACCTGCGTTGTTGGATGCACTACTAGCACTTGATCCAGATGCAGCAGATTGATTATACCCTTGACCAACACCCCCTGCACCACCAGAAGTGCCACTTTGTATTGCTAAACAAGTGCCAGAAACTGACATACTTAAAGTATTATAATAATAATCTTTATTATTAGAAGTTGTACCATAAGCAGTAAAATATGTCGTAGTTGACGCAGTAATATTAGCAGTGCCACTATTAGAAACAGATGTACCAGCACTTGATGTACTCGTGCTTACAGATATTGTTGGAGTTCCATAGCCACTTCCATATTGAGCAGAAATAGCAGCTGAAACAGTATAAACTCCAGTTGTATTTGTTTGTGCCGAAATATAAATTGGACCTCTGTTTGCACAAGCTCCAGTAAAACCAGCTCCTGCACTACCAGAGTGATCTATATCAAATTGTGATGGATTGATACCACGACTAAATTGTGCATTAATACCACCCCATAGTCTATTGGCAACAACACCTTGACCATCAAGATCTCCAGCACTAGTATAAATAGAATTTAACCAACTTGGTTTATTGTTTTGTGGTGTAGAAGTACCACCTCCACCTTGATCGACTAAACTTGAAAACGTAGCATTAGCAGTATAGACACCATTACCACCAGTGCCTCCAGCACCACCACCGCCACCACCAGCTTTAATTGTACCATTATTAACTAGCGTGACTGCAACACTTCCAGCAACTTCAAGAGCGTCACCACCTGCTGATCCTGCCGCACCACCTGCACCCTCGATACTACCTTCGTTTGTAACAGTTATAGAACCAACACCATTGCTTTCTATTGTTAAAGCAGCATTAGATGTGCTAGTTGACCCAATAGTATCTCCTGAACCTACTACAAGTTGTTTTGGATAGTTTACTTCAAAGTCATCACCAAAAATAGTGTCTGCGCTTTGATTTGTATCGCCATCACTAAATGTTTTTTTAAAAGCTCTTTCTTTACTATAAAAATCATTAAATGAAATTGTTCCAGAAGTAGGCACACCAGCCGACATGTTTGTAGAAGAATTATTACTGGCATTAGCACGAACTAATGAACCACCAAGATAAAACTCACTCAATCCTCGACTTGGTAAGTTCGTCCCAGGATTGTATTGTTCTTCAATATCTTGAAGTGATATGGCTCCAGATGCTTGTAATGCTGCCATTATAAACTTGTTCCAAACGCTGTTATGTTATTTGCTGATGTTACTGCACCATTAGATCCTAACTTAAATACTGTTGTGCCATTATATTTAAACAATAATTCATTATCACCAGTATCTAATGATATTGCCCATTTACTAGAACCAAATAAGATTGCATTGCCATTGGTATCCAAGTCCCCTCCAAGTTGTGGACTTGTGTCTCCTACTAAATCTGTTGGAACTGCTGCTACATTTGCATTTGCACCAGTACCATCAGCAAATATTATACCAGAAGTGTTAGTGGCTAAAGCTACCGTGGTTCCTGATCCACCACCTTGCTTTACTGTGGCAGTTTGATTAGTTGAATTTTTTATAAAAAACCACTTTTGTTGATCGTTAGGATCTATAGTTAAATCAAATGCACCAGACGGAGAACCAGATAAAACTAAAACTTTATAGTGTCCTTCTGATAAAGTACCATCGCTTGTTGTTAAAGTTTTATTTCCAGAGATTGTTAAAGTTATAACCCCGTTCAGTGTTCTATCCACTATATCAAGATTGTTATTGGTGGTATTGCCCCAAGTACCTGCTTGTTCACCAGCACCTATTTTTTCTATACCAGTATTTGATGTGTATGTACTTGCCATTTTTTACCTCACTGTATTATTTCTGTCCAAGTTTCTGTACCACTCGGTGTTATTTCTGTCCAAGTTTCTGTACCACTTGGCGTAATTTCTGTGTACGTCTCTGTTGTTGCATCTGTTGTTACTGCTACATACAGTATATCTCCAGATGTTGTTTTTGTAAAATTCAAATCTTTTGTTACAACACCTGATGTTATCTTAATACCATCAGTAGTTTGTGTAAACGCTGTGCTTAAAGTTGCATCTGTAAAGTTAACAACTTTTATATTCTCTGCTGTAATAAGAAAAACAGAACTAAGATCTATAACACCACTTACTTTTGTACTAACTTCAGTGTCTTGACTGAAGGCGGCACTCATAGACGCAACGCCAACAAGCTCTCCTACACCTACAGAACTTGCAGATGAGATACCACTCATCTCTGCTACGGCTACTTGTAATACGCCACCTACATCAGCAAGAGCAGTTTCTGCTATGGCAGCGTGACCCAACATTAGTCGGCATCCTCTATTGTTAGCGTACCCTCTTTAACTTGTTTTAGTATTTCTGCATAGTGTCTGTTGTTAGGGTCTTTTGGTACAGACATAGGAACACCATCTATTGTTGCCTTAATACTTGCAGTACCAATACCATTAAAACCTACAGTATACTTTGCTGATGTAATTTTCATATTGTTATCCATAGTATTTCCTATAATTCTGCATCAAAATCCATTCGTGTAAGGTTATCAATATAAGCATTATGAGCATGATTATTATCTGGATTGTAATCCAAATTTATAGTAAACACTGCTACTCCATCATGCCCTGATGTAAAAGCCACATTTCCTGCTGTGAAATTATCGTGATTACCATCTCCTGACACAAGACCTACACCACTAGAGTTGGCTAAAGCAGTGCCATTTTTATCTTTAAATGCTAATGATGGCTCTGCTCTCATTATTCCTCTTAATGGAAAACTCATAAATGCAATGTTATTTGACCATCTATGTGCTGCATAAGTTGTATAAATATTACTATCTGCTGTACCTAAATGTTTTTGAAAGTACCTTTCGCACAATTTTAGCTCTTCCCCAAATGACCTATGCTCAAATGGCGTGGCTTGTGAGCCAACTTCTAGTTGTATACCTGTAATTTCTATTTCGTTGTCAGTTGATGCAAAAATATCTCCTATTCCAACTGCTCTGTTGGCATTTGTAATAGGTTGTAATGTATTGCTCATTGTTCCACTTGTATATGTTGAACCTGCATTGAACCAAAAATTTACACTTAATTCATGACTATTATCATTGTCAATTTGTGTGCTACTTGCTGATGCAACAGTAAAAGTATATCTTGCCCACGATGTTCCAATTGTATGAAGTTTACTTGCACTTTTATTAGTTCCATTTGAAAAATTTATTTCTGTTACAATTGCTCTACTTGCATTTGATTTTGCATAGAATGATAAAGTAAAAGCTCTTGTTGTTGTACTTGTTGCTTTAAGTTGTTGAAGATCAAATCCCTCTATATTTGTTCCCATTATTAAAAATGAATTAGTTGCAACAGAGGTATCTGCTGTAGTACAATCTATTTTTAGTGCATTTGAAAATCCTTCTAAATCTGTAACAGCAGATTGTGACATAGTAAAACGACCATCCGTGTTACCTACACCTATTTTCATTCTATCCAAAGTTGGATAAATACCACTACTTCCACCAAGACTTGTTTCTGATGTAGATCTCTGTGATATTTGCATTGCACCATTAATTATGATGTTTTTCCTACCAATCTGTGAGTTACTTAGGACTTCACCCATCTTTGCTAATTCTGCTGCTTTGGTCATTTGTTATCTCCTAACCTACTAGATGTCCTGAAAAAAATGTATAATCATTACCACCATCAATCTGACTTTGTGATGACCCACCATACTGTTGTATTGTTACATAAGCAGTGTCGTTTGCATCCATATCTGCAACTACTGTTAGTTGCATAGAGATGTAAGCAGGGTCACTTGA